ATGCACAGTGTTAGCTTTTACTCCTTTAGGATTTTAACAAAGAAGGGTAGCCGGAGCAGCAAGACCCTTGGCAATCTTGGCTTAAGTAATAATAAAACCGCATTTGATATATTAGAAGATTTTTTAAACTATTATAAAATATCCCCTATTGAATACAAATCGGCAAAAACAAAAGTATCACTGGAACAACATACGAAATTAACCTTCGATAAGAATAAAGGATTAGTATACGGCTATATCAAAGTTGGAAAATATGGTGAAAGCCACGAAATAAAAGACCCTCTACTTACTAAAACACAATATACAACTAAAGTAGATGATGTTACTTTACGTGAGCGTTATATATTAATTTATCTTCCAAATGGACTTGAAGAAGGCATCATCGCATTCCATAGTAGTGATAATACTTCAGCTAAATCAGCTTTTACTGAATTTCTAACTGACTATTTTATTAGCCAATATCAACTAGAGGCTAGAATAAATCCTCTATGCCATAAAAACATACCCCAACACATCCTTGAATCTGAAGTGAAGCAAATTAAGGCTGTTGGTTACAAACCCCCTACAGATATTGCTGATTCATTTGGAAGCAACAAAACAAACGTAAAAACAGATTTAATTATAAAATACAACGAAGGCTATATGGGAAGTTTTCGTGATTTGAGAAACAAAAGACTCAGTAATGTAATAGAAATTGTTGAGGATAAATGCGATGAAGTTAAGATTTCATTGCAACTTGGGAATAGACTCATTGTTTTCAGTTATAATGCCATCCTTAAAAAAGGAATTTCAGTTGAACTAGATGATTCCGATCTCAACATAGATCCTAATACTGGCATCCCTGATATAATCGCACTTCATGATACGGTAAAAGCTGTAACTAATGATATACTCTTAGAATTGCATAGTGCTAACAAGGGTGTAACCATATGAATAAAATAAATATACTACAAGTAATCCTTAAGCATTACAAAACCATGTCAGATGGCAAAGGCACGACTTTAATGGATGACATTATAGTCCACTTCGTTATACCTCTTGCTATATCTTTATTCCTCTGCCTAACTTATGGGGTTATGAAACCTTCGATCGCATCTGTATTTGTTAACTTCGGAGCAATAACAACTGCTTTGTTAATGAGTGCGGTCATAATGATATATGACCAAAAACAAAAAACCATTTTTAAAATCTCGGATATCGAAGAAAATAACAAATCAAAGACAAACATCCCAACACTGGAGATAAACAAAAAGGTTTATGATCAACTTTGCCATAACGTGTCATATGCAATTCTAACCTCGGTAATTCTTGTAATATCATCAGTGATTATTTCTTTCCTTCCTGAAAAAGATATTTTTACCAAGTTATACTTTTCTATTCCCGCTTACTTACTAAGCTATGTGGCTTATTCGGCATTTTTTACTACTGTAATAACTTTCTTAATGGTTATAAAAAGATTTAGTAACATTTTAGATAACTAGCCTAAAATGAATATGCCGTTCTTTGCCGCCATGGATGAAGTAATTTGGGTGCGTATAAACAGCCGTTCATGAGCATCCAGACCATGACCCGACTGGCGGGTCATTTAGTCGATCTCAGCCACAATGTTCTTGTGTTTGAGTATATTCAAATCCCGTTAAACGTCGCCAGTCGTTCTTTGTAACTGTCGCTCATATCGAAAGCAAAATCCTCATGCTCAGCCTGGAAGGTGCCGAACGCCATCAGCGCAGATACCGCAGGATCTATCTTGTTAGAGGATTTCTTTTTGTTGGGCTTAATGTTGGCGTTAGCGTCGGACTCCATCACCACGTTTCCAATTGCCCAGGCCAGAACCGGATCGCCACGGTGGCGCACCACTCTGCGATTAACGAACACCTCAAAGGATTTCGCTACCGGACTGAATTTGAGATAGGTTTGCGGGAACGGCTCCACATCAAGCCCCGCCCCCTGTAGCTGGGTGCGCAGGTGCGTGGCGTTCCACGTATCGAAACCCACCAGCCGGATATTGAAGGTTTCAGCGTCGCGCAGAATATCGTCACGGATGCGGTCATAGTCGATACAGTCGCCGGGGGTGGTGCGTATCCAGCCCGCTTTCACCCACTGGCGGTAGATGGCGCGGTTTTTGTTGGCGACGTTAAGTAGCTGGGCTTCCGGCAGATAATGACGGGTCAGCAGGCGGATCTCCCTGTCGAACGGGAACGCATAGCTTACACTGGTGATGTCGCTGGTAGAGGACAGGTCAAACCCGGCATAACACTCCATTCCGGCCAGATCGTCTTCTGTATAGTCGAGCGCACAGGCATCCCATGCACCGGCGCCCATCCACGGCGTGGAGCCCTGACACCAGATATTGAAACGTTTGGTCAGCATTTCCACCCACTGCGACGGTATGCCCCGCGCTTTCTGGATGGTGGACTCCAGTTTTGCCGCGTCAACGGACACATGCAGGTTAGGGTTAGCCTTAATCCACATTTCAGGCTGCTCAACCTCGCTTTCGTCGTCCAGTTCGTAGATCAGGACAAACAGCGAATCGTTGCTCTCTTCCCCGGCCAGAATCTGGCAGCAGTAGTCATAATGCTGCTTACAGGCGGAGACAACGTTACTCCCGGCGGTAGTGATGGCGAACAAAATCGCCTCCGGTCGTGCGCCCATACCCAGCTCAAGCGCGGAATAAACGCCGTTATCCGGGTGAAGGTGGTATTCATCGACAATCGCCAGGCTGGGGTTAGTTCCTTCAATGGTGGCCGCTTTCGCCGCCAACGGCTTTAACAGGCTGTTGCTCTTCGGGAAAATGACCTTATGCGCCTGGATATTGACGCGCTTTTTCAGCGGTTTTGACAGCAGGCACATCTGGCGGGCATCGTCGAACACGATTCGGGCCTGATCCCGGCTCACCGCCGCCGTGTAGATATCCTGCTGGCCCTTTTCCATCACCAGAAACCAGTTAGCCAGCATGGCGGCTACGGTGGATTTGGCATTCTTGCGCGGCACCTCAATAAAGGCGCTGCTGTACTTGCGGCGGCCTGACTCCCTGACCTTAAAGCCCAGCAGGTTAGCAAAGGCGAACTGCTGCCACGGCTCAAGCTCGATAGGCTGACCCCGCAACGGGCCTTTGACGTGTGGACAGAGCCGGGAGAAGGCAATAAACCGCTCCACGGTCGCCGTATCGAACTCATAACGGGGGTCATTCAGGTCTGAAAAGTACCTTTCAACGGCCTGTTTTACGCGCTTACAGGCCGGAATTTCACCGGATTTAATGGCGTTTGCGTAATCATTCCAGACGGTCAAGCTCGTCCTCCTCTTCCGTTTCTACCGGATTACGGCGGCGGCTTACCGGATCAAAGCCCAGCAGCGACGACATTTTTATGAGAATTTTTTCGGCATCCGCTTTTGCGTTCAGTGCCGGGTTACGGCTCTCACCGCCCTGGCTGTTCACTATGCTAAATCCCCGCGTGGCAAGGTCTTCCACGGCTTTGCGGTACATCGAGTAATTGACGCAATACAGCTCAAGGTTGTTCCAGTCGGCAGGCGTCAGATCCCCGCGCTCCGCCAGCTGCTTCGCCTTTGCTTTCCACTGCTGCGCCGCGATTTCATCAAGGTAGGCGGGCGGTTTGGGTGGTCTTGCCATAACTTACTGTTTTCCTGTCTGTTTTATTTTCAAAAAAATCACCGTGCGTAAAAATTTGAGGGGGCAGGCGGTGCCTTGCAGCAGGGGGTTTGTCTTTAAAACCTCCCCCACCCCGCCCATGCCGCCTGTCAGCGGTTGCGGAAGCATTCCATAAGCTCCCGGTCACGCTGGCTCATGCGCTTTGCTACGGGCTTCGTGTGCGCTCTCTGTCTGGATGGTTGCCATGCCTCGCGCTGCTTTATCAGCCCACTTATCAGCCGCTGCTGTTCCTGCTCAGTCATTGTCAGCCTCATACATCCAGTCATTGCGATGGGCTGCACGATCTTCCTGCTCACGGTACAGCCCTGCTTTGCGCTTCGCTTTGGTGGTTGGGTCTTGCTGTGTGGTCTTCTGGTTATGATGTGTCTGGCATAACGGCTGGTGATTCCACTCAGGCCAGAACAGAACATCATCACCGCCGTTGATAGGGATGATGTGATCGACAATCTTTGCAGGTACGTAGAGGTCCAGCTTCAGACACTCAACGCATAGCGGATAGCGCTTAAGGTACTGAGTACGGTACTTCTCCCATGATGCTGAGTAACCACGGGCGCGACGGTGGCCGCGTCTGGCATCCTCTGCCCGCCAGGCTTCCCGCTTATGCTCATCACACTTGCCGGATTTCACCCGCTTATTACATCCCGGCTCTGTGCACCGGCGCAACGGCTGCCACGGCATCAGTAGATCCCCACATCACGATAGACTGACCACAAAGCTGAGATAGTCAGGGGCACCTCTGTAGACTCAACATCGCTAATCATCGTGCGATATTCATACAGCTGAGAGACGTATAGCAGACAGCCAATCTTGATCGCCGGTGTAAACTCCAGACCTTTATCAAATCGCTTGCCTATATGCTTCTGACAGACCTCCAACGCCGCAGCGATATAAGCCTGGATCAACACGTCTTCATAGTTGTCATCAATCCGACAATGCATCTTTGCTTCATCAAGGGGGATTAACTCGCTCATTCGTCGCCTGCCTTATCGTCTTTGCTGACCTTAAATTCCTGTTTCCATGCCTGGCTGAACTCGTCGCCACCGTCGCGCGGCGGCATACCTTCGCGTTCTCGGGCTTCGTTAGGGTTCATGATCCCGTTCTTAATGCCGCGCTCATAAGTGGCGTAACGTTCGGTTGGCGTAGCGCGTAGAAGGTCAGCGGAATCAAATTCCACAAGGTAGCGAACGCCCGGAACGGGAGAGGACACCAGCAGCGAAGATTTGATTTGTTGTTCGAAGTTCGCCAGCCACGGGCGCATCGTCATGGTGAGAAATGCGCGGCTCGCCTCGCTGAAATTGCTATAGGTGCTGTTGCTGTATTCCTGGAGAAAAATAGGCGACACGTTGAACATGCGGGCAATGTCTTCAATGGTGAAGCGACGGGATGCCAGCCATTCGGCATCCTGATTACTCATGCCAAGCTGCTTGTAGTCCATGCCACCTTCAAGGATCGGCGTTTTCCCGGCGTTTCTGGCACCTTTGTAGCGCTCCAGAGCGTCCAGAGCCTGTTTTCCCTTCACGCTGTCGAGCCATTCAGCAGTAGTAACCACGCCAGCCGCCATCATGCCATCTTTCATAATACTGGCACCGTGGCGCTGCTGGGCCAGACCTAACCCCAACGCCTCACGGCAGGTGGTGATCGGCGAGCGCCCCAGAAAACCATCATCGGTCGAATAACGCAGGTGCAGAATCTCTTCCTGCAAGTAGGTGCGCACTGCCCCGGAAAACGGCTCAGTAACGGTGTATTTGTACTTATGCTGGCCGATACGCTCAGGAACAACCGCCCCCGGCGCATACGGATGCAGGGATTGCGGCTGGCCGTCACGGCCCCACTGGATCACCGCATAGGCGTTACCGTTCAGCAGGCAATGACGCATCATCGTGCGCTTGAACTGGTAAGGCGTCTGGCAGTCGTTCGGTTGCTCGTTCAGGAGAAAATCTACCGGATGATTACTCAACCACTCCCGCGCTTCTCGCCCGTTATCGTTGCGCACGCGGTAGAGATAGCAGGGCATTGTTGCCACTGCCTCACTGATAACTGACACGGCGTTCATCACCGCCGGCAGAGATTCCGCAGTACCAGCAGACACATATTCGCCTGATCCGGTATTTGGAATCCCTGCCATCGCCAGAAACTCATCAATCGTCATGCTGCGCTGTTCGGATGGCTCAGATTTACGGCCAAAAGGCCAGATATTCCACATATCACAGCCCCGCTAAGTCAGCCCAGCGTCGGCGGTTATCACCAGCGCGGCGCAGTTCAGGATGTTGGGAGAACAGAGAACGGTGCGCAATTTCCACGCCGGACTCAGGGTAAGCAGGCATAGAAGTAACGGTGATCTCCCGCAGCTCGGCAGCGGTAACAGTGCGAATATACGGTGTCGGAGTAATATCCCAGGACTCTTTCAGCGCACGGAACCCGAAGCTCATGCCGGAAATGTCTCCACGCTCCACCAGCTCCAGCACATCGTTTCCAAGCTGGGTATTCGGCGGGGTCAGTTCGAAGCGTAGCCCGGTATCATCTTCGGCCAACACCAGCGTGCCGGATTTGGTACGCCCCAGCAGTTGGGTATAGTTATGCTCGTACAGCGCACGCACATCGCTACCGGATGCCAGGCTGTCTTTAAACGCTCCCGGCGCAAACTGCTCGCGGAATTCATCCCAGATGATTTCTGAGAGACTGTTCCAGCGCACGGCATAGCCCACCAGCTTTTTGTTGCTGGCGCTCACTTCGGAGGTACGGATTTCAAAATCGATTGTTTTCATTGTTAATTCAGGCTCCCATGATTTTTATGAAAGCCATGCTTAACTTCCGCAGCTTTCCGGGCTGAAATGGCAAGATCTAATTCATCGAACGAGCCAATATGTTTTGTTTTTTGTCCGCGAGGTTTAATCTGGACTATCCATTTATTGCTGCGCTTATCACGGCGTATGCCTGTCATGCCGCTAGTGTTATTTTTCTGGATAGATAAATTCTTCTGATTCACGGCATGAGTAACCAGCCGCAAATTCGTTATCCGGTTGTCGCTTTTAACATGGTTAATGTGATCAACCTCCATTCCGGCGGGTATAGAGCCGAAATGCATAATCCAGATAACCCGGTGCGCCAGTTGCAGTTTTTTATTTACAGAAACAACTCTGTAACCATTGGAATAACAACCAGCAGACTTTCCGGCATACCGCGCATTCCATGTTTTGGCCTGAGCAACGCTAGAAAAATGGCTTTCAGGTCTTTGTTTCCAGATAAGTGAGCCGTTGGGTTGGTAAGCCAGACAGCAATTAAAATATTCTTTCTCAGGTTCGATCATAATTAACCACCAAAATAGTAAGGGGCCGAAGCCCCTGTTAATCAGGAGCCGGAACCTGACATTTCGAGAATTTTAATCGCGCGGGAATCAACCACTCCACCACCTAAATACTTGTCCGTATGGATTTTCAGGAAACCCGGTTCGGTGATGTTGTCAGGGCGGGTACGCACGCCAGTGGTGTGATCCACGATGAAATAGCCGCGCTTGAAGTCGCCTACCGCGAGGAATGCTTTACCTGCCTCCGCATCCGGCATAGTTTCCAGATACTGAACCGGACGGCCCAGCAGCGTATCGGGAGAACCGGCAACCAGACGATCGCGCCAGATGTAATCCCCGTTACCGTTTTTCAGCTTTTGCAGCGTGGCGGCGGTGTTGGAGTTCATCACCCATACGGCATTTTTGCGGTATTTGGCTTTCAGCTTGTACAGCAGATCGATCAGACCATCAGAGGTGACAGCGGCTGTTTCCATTTTCTCCAGCGTACCGAATGGACGGGTTTTGTCGCTGGTGGCCGCGCGGGCATAAACAAGGAAGCCTTTAGATTTATCTGTACCATCGCCGTTAACAAAATCATTTTCTTCGGTCGCGCTGAAGGTGTCGGCGATTTCAGAAGACAGCCAGCCCAGAATATCCACCTCGGAGAAGTCGAGAATCTCCTGAGTGGTTTTCGGGTAGGCGTAGATCGGGTTGAGTTTAATATCAACGCGCTCCATCTTCGGCGTGGTGGTTTCGGTACGCGCTTCACCTTCTTTGCCACGGTTAACGGTAGTACCTCCCACAGATACCAGTTTCCGGTATTCGTTGGTTTTGGTGGTCTTCACCGTTGCGATGGAGCGCATCACGCTATCATCCTGCAACTGGCGCATAATCTCTTTGTCCAACTCAGGGATAACGGTATAGCCGCCGTCAGCCTGCACCAACGTGGAGAGAGAGCGGGTATCGCCGGTCATGATGTAGTGGCGCAGCTCATCGTTGCTTACACCTTTACCTTCAACAGAAGTACCAGGCAGATTGCGCTGATCGTCGGCGACGGCCTCAAGGCGGGTAATTTCAACTTCAAGCGCATCAGCCTGGGCGCGGAGTTCATCGAACTGCTTGCCCTCTTCATCGTTCAGGCTTCGCTTTTCGCTGTCAGCTTTTTCCAGCATGGAACGCATCTGGGTTTTGAGTGCGGCTTTCTGCTGGCGTAATTCAAGTAATTTCTTCATGGAGTGGTTTCCGTAACAATTAACGTTGAGACGTGAAACCAGCGCGGGAAAGGGTGAGGCCGTTTAATCTTTTTCTGCATCCCACAGGCTACTTCGCGCAGCTTGATTAAACGGCCAGTGGCGGCTCACGTCTGAGTGCCACTCTTTAAGATATACATGTAAAAGATAAATAAAACCCCACATTAATAAACCAGTAATACGGGGTATAAATGATTATAAGTAATTTACAAAACTATTCTTTTGTACAGTCCATAGCATCATCAAGAAGCTGGCGTTTCTCTTTTAGCCCATCAATTAATATATCCAGTTGCTCTTTACTGACTGCAATAACATCACCTGAGAATTGATGTCGCAGGAAGCCATTGTGATCCACAAAAAAGTAAGCCTCCCGCTTTACCAGCTCCCGGTATTCGGTCAGCGGCATAATCTGCAAATCTGTTTTGCTGTCTGGTATGCCGAACATATCTTTGTGCTCAGCAATCTTCTTGATTAGCACTTTAGAATAAATAACGTCATCGGAATTATTTGACATGACAAATACCTTTTTAATGAATTGTTTCGCCGCGTTCCGGCATCTCTTTGCCATATTTGAGCGACATCAGCAGACGGTGTATTGCCTCTTCCGGTTTAAGACCGATCTCCTTTCCCATTTTCACAGCCTTATCTATCGCGGCATTTGCCATTGTCCTTGCGGCGTATTCTGCAAACGGTTTTGGTGTGCGTGGGATAACCAACTCTAAAAAGCACCGATAGATTTCATCTTCCATATCATCACCTCTTTATGCAGAGCTATAAAATTAAAAAATATACGTTTAAGTGTTCACCTGTTCACCTTTGCGAATTTCTTAATTAAATTCATTAGGTTATAGGGTGAATACTACTCTTTCAGGTATTCACTAGTGTTCACCCTACCCTTCACCCTTTAGAGCAAAAAACAATCAAAAGGTGAACAGGTGAATACTTGGTGAATACTTAATAGATAAGTGTTCACCCCTTAACATGCTGTTATAAATAAACTTTTTAACAGGGTGAATACTGGTGAACACTTATTCTATAACTTTACTCTATCCCGCTATTTTCAGAAGTACCGGAACAGGATGGCATCCAGTCGTCTGAATCATCGTGTAGCGTAACGTTTGACCTGATACCATGCTTGGTCTTCCGCTTTTCGTACTTCTTCCCATACTCAGACATTGCACCAGGCATATCAGTACCGAAGCGCATTAGCGATACTGGCTTGCTCAGACCATTGGCCCGCATATATGCAAGGTAGGCGTGATACAGGTACTTGCGCGGGCTGAATGGCACTATCTCGGCATTACCGATAAACATCCCATCACACGCCACAGACGCCAGCAGGTAGCCGCAGAAGTCCACCAGCGAATCACCCTCACGCTTGATAGCCAGTGCCTCTTCGGATTTCTGCTGCTCGTGCAATAGCCGTTTGGCTTCGTCCTGGCTGGCAAAGCGGGTCAGCAGGTGACGAATGATTACGGCCAGCTCACCCTCTATCTTTTCGGCCAGCATCGTATCTCGTTCATTTTCCGGTACTACCTCGGTGAAATTGAAAATCACCCGGCGTCGCGAGATACCACCGCTTCGATCACTGAAGGTCATGGCGTTGTTATTGACGGCCAGCACTACCGCCTGAATCCGTGTCGAGTATGGTGCTTTGTGTTTTGGGTCGATGGAAACCTTATCGCCTCCCGTAATGGCCTTAATCCCTGCACCGTCGCCAGCGTATCGAGTCATATCAGGCATGATGATCAGCGAGTAGCCAACCACCAGCGCCCTGTCCCTAGCATCCTCCAGCGCTTTCATGCTGGCTGATACGGTATTGGCTTTGCCCGCCAGCATCGTGCAGATTTCCGCCATAACGCTTTTGCCACTACCACCCGGCCCCGTTACCTCAAGGAACAACTGCCAGTCATACCGGTTCGCCAGCACCATAAACAGCGCAGCGAGTACACGATCTGTCTTGCGGTCATTGTTGGCCACGGAACGACGGAGCCATTTCCAGAAGTTCGGCGCATGGGTTTCCAGAGTCTCACCTTCTGCTGGTGGGCTGAAAGGCAGCTCACTGGCGATAAGCAGCCAGTCAGTTTTGCTGTGCGGCCGGAATTGCCCCGTTCGGGTATCAAATACCCCATTGCTAAAGCCAATCAGGTTGCGGGCCGTCACACCCATGACAGGAAGACTCAACTTCATGGTTTCCACCGCAGATTTAATGGCGTTCTGCGAATAGGCCACTTCCGCATCAATGTAGATTTGTGCCATTTCGCGCTGTAGCTCTTTATCCGGCAGAGGGTTCCAAACCACCCCGTTATAGTGGTGCACCGTGTCCGAGTCGGCATGAATTGCCAGATCGCCGTCATAATGAGCCAGTAACACTTCTCCGCGCTGGCTGGCCCCCATCTGATTCAGAGCAGGACTAACTTCTACAAACTCATGAGGCCGCTCCCTCTTCGTTATTGGCAACTGACGGATATTACTTTCTTCATCTCTGGATTGTTCCCGTACCCGGTTCAGATAGTCGCGCCAGTCCTCAGGCTGGCGATCAGGTATGCCCTTATACAATTTTGCGTCCTGAACTCCTGCCCGCGCCAATTTCTCACCAATAGCATTAATCAGTATCGGCTCGATATCCCCGGCAATATATACACGGGCACTACGCCGCCCTTTATCAACAATATGCAGGTTATCCAGTTCCGCCAGTTGCTTTGGCCCAAGATAGATAGGGGGGGTTGCATCTTCGGCAATTTGTTTACCCAGGCCCTCTTCCCATCCCTTTGCATGAGCATAGGCATCGGTCCCGGCAAAAATGATCGCCTCAGTAAATTTTTCCTTTGGCAGATGCTTCAGGTTAGGCGCGTTTTTCATTTCCCTGCCCCCGGCTTTCAAAAGTGAATTCTTTAACAAATCTTTCCAGCGGAAATACGCAGGGATATTCATAGCCATCACGGACGAACGTCACCCGATTAAAGGCAATATTGCTCACCGTAATCATTTCACCGTTCTTTTCCGACCAGCGGTCACTTATTTCAGGAGTTATCACTTTAAGCCTCCCGATTATTATCACGCTTGGCGCGAACATGATCCGCAGATTCACTACTCTGACTAAGAGCCTGTGCCATTCTTGGGAGATGACGCAAAGCATGGCTTACAAGAATTAAATCACGTCGAGCATCTTCATCTGCATAGTCTTCTGAATTGGTTGCATCTAACGCCAGATTGCCGATCAGCGTGAGCGCGCTATTGATGGCAAATGCGCCAGCGGCATATAAATCGCTGGATTCAGCCAAAGCATCATCAGTGAAGTTTTTAAAATCAGGAGTGCTCTTAACAAGTTGATGGTAGATATCACGCATTCTTCACCCCCGGAAAATCCACCTGCTGGCGTAAGGCACGGCAGCGCTGTAGAGCTATATCAATCAACTCAACGGCGATATCACTCTCATCGTCTTTACTCCAGTTCATTTCCAGCGCCGCAGCCAATAAGACTTCAAGTGAGCGGAATTTATCCCCCATATCCAACATGTTCAGATTAGGCATGAAACACCTCCCGAACTGGCAGGCGTGCAGCCAGAGAAAGAATAAAATGCGGTGCTAGAATACGGCGTGCTTCGCGTTCTGTTGCGGCCTCAACGGACAGGCGGCATGGTTTGGCCTTTTTATCGTGGCGATTGATAGCGAGAAAACGCCAGGTGTAGTTGTTCCGCCCTTGCGGGTGTGTGATATGATCTTTCATAGCTGCCTCGTTATCTACGTTAACGGCGGTGGTCAGAGGCCCGGTTAGTGGTGGTACACTGCCGGGCTTCGCTATTTTTTCTTCAAACATCATGTTAGTGTATGGACCTAACGGTTTTGATACTATTTCAACGGGTCCATACATGTCAACAATCAAACGAGATAAAAGCCCTAAAGGTGCTGGGAAGTCACCAATTTTTAGCATTCGATTGACGCCAGAATTTAAAGAACAATTGGACAATGCAGCCAGCCGGGAAGGTGTTAGCCTTGGTAACTGGTTAAAGGAGTTAGCAAGGTCTGAATTGCGTAAACAAGGCATCGAGCCAAAAAGCTGATACCAAGCATCTGAGTTTCCCCAGAGTTGGGGAGATGTACCGAGTTGCATTTGTGCAACTCTAAATGAGGTGTGCAAAAAAATGGTATGCGACATCGGCTCAAACTCCCCCCATTGGGGGAAGTATTGGGTATGCTGCAATGCAGTACCCCCAACACTGAGAATACAACCGACTATCTTTGAGCTAACCAGACTCAAATTTGAGCTTTGCTTGGATATCAGTATGTTGTGATTTAACTGCGCCGTTGGCGCGGTTCCCGATGCGATTAAAATTACATCGCTCGACCTTTGACCACCAGCAACTGGCCTGGTATGCTGATCCTGTTGTTTGTTTTCGGTACTGCACTGGCGACCCGGCATGGTCGCCTTTGTTTTATGTGCCATATCCAGCCCCTTAAATCGTCTGCGTTCTGCGGGTGGAATCCAGATAGGCATCCAGATCATTCTTGAAGTAAATGACCTTCCGACCAACCTTATGAAATGGAATTTTTACTCGGCCTGTATGAGCCCAATTTGCCAATGTCTGGGTATTTACTCCAAGATGTTGAGCGGCTTCACTGCGGGTAAGTCTTTTATTTGACTTGGTATCAATTAAATTCATGAGTATCACCGTGTATATTTAGTTAACAACAGCGATACTTTATTTTTGTTAATAATACTTTCACAGACAGGCAAACCAGATACAAAAATACATATCTGGTTATATTTACTGGTAACAAGATTAGCAGTGGTAAAACCGGATTTACACCTGCTGTAAGACCAACTTAAAACTTCTATTTTTTGGTTTAACATCAGGATTCATTCCTGAATCTTGCAGCCAAGTTTTAATCGTTCCGGCAACGGGTAAATCATTCCACTGTTTATGCAGATGTGCATAAATCTCTTCTGAAAGACCTGCCAAGCTCGCATTTGGATATTTTTCCCATGTATCCTTCGCTATCCTTAATGCTTCTGTATGGTGTTTATTGGTTTTACCTTTCTTAGCCTTGCTTCTGTCTTCACTGATAATCTTTTTGGCATATGCTTCTTCTCGGACTCCTGACATTAATGTTTCAACAAATAACTCACCATATCGTTTCCTCATTTGTGCAGACAAACGTTCAAAGCCCATAACTTCTAAAATAGCTGCTGCTTTCAGCATATCTGACAAACCAGATTCTTTATAATCAAGCGCCTGTGATACATCTCCACTTTCAAGAATTAAATTTGATGCGACAACAATTTTTTCATTTTCGATATCAGATGCAAAAGAAAGACGTTCCTCTAGAGACATTTTAGCAGGAGTAATACCGAGCAACTCACAGACAGTCTTTTTAATCAGAGATTCAGCAACTTTATCTCTAATTAAATTAACCAATATATTCATATCGGTTGCCTCTTTAGGGCCAAATTCTATTACAGTTTCAATTTTATTTTTTGACATTTAAATCACCGTGAGAATTAGAAATACTGAATAAAAGTGCTCTTTTCTCTGAGTCACTCATTGCCTCAAGCATTGCAAGAAGATGAGAATCAATGAGCCTTTTGCTTGCCATTAACCCCGCATACTCAAGGATAGCCCGCTCTATTCGAGTAGCTGGGTCAAGAAGTTCATCAGCACCGAAATGAAGATAACCCTGCGTAACATCAGCACTCCTCATCGTTCGGTGGTTCATTAGTCGTTTGAGGATATAACTACCAACACCCACCAGCTCGGCAACTGTACCGAACGTGCGGCGGGCATCGTGCCATTTGAACGGGATTGGCTGGAGCATATCAGGATTAGGGTCAGGGACGGTGGCGGTACTAATTCGATCAATTACATGGCGATATTCTTTAATGATTCCTTTAGCACCGGGAAACACTAAAACCTCATTTCCACTTTTCATTTTCAGCCGACGACGAAACAAATTCAGCAATGTTTCAGTGATCGGTAGCTCCAGCGGATCGCCGTTCTTGGTGGTATCTATCCAGAAATAGCGACCACCAATATTCACCCGATCCCATGTTAGTTCGAATATTTCAGATTTACGCAGCCCGGTGAACATCGACATTTCTACAGCGTCGCATATTGCAGCCGCTACATCGTCCCGTCCTTCTTCGGCCTTATCACGAACCACAGCGACGGCATTTAGCCAACGAGCAAAATCATGGGTGCGGATGCGCTCTGTCTTCCTGACCGTGCCATGCCACTGACGTTTTGTGCTCAGCACCAGTGTTGGCGGGTCAGGTAACAGCGTTATCCCTTCTTCATCACGATAATGATCATGTGCAAAACGATAAACGGCGCGTAGTGCTCTGGCCCACAGATCAGCCTGGGCTTTACTACCGGTTCCTACCCCAGCACGCAGCGTTTCCTTATCAGCACCAAACCAGACAGAACCATCAGTCACCGCTTTATGCCGATGTTCAACACGTTCACGCGAAATGGTAGCGAGTGATTGCTTCATCCAGTCACCGGAATAATTTTGCAAGATAGCGCGATATTGCTTTTCGGTTGTAGGTTTCAGGCGGTGGCCACGGTTCTTTATATAGGCTTCCAGCGCATCGGCAAGCGTGACAGATGCCTTCTCATTGACGCGCTTTTCCACATTAGGATTTCTCCCGGTGGTCGCTACGTCGCCAAGCATTTCGAGTGCCTTTGCCCTGGCGTTATCAATAGTAAGGTCCGGGAAACGGCCCAGCGTGGCGCGGATGAATTTTCCGTTTCTCTTACGCGAGATACAGAAGCTTTTCACACCACTGGTGCCAATACGGATGCGCAGACCATTAACAATGGTATCGCCGTACTCAACCTGTCCACGTTCGGCAGGTGGGAGGCTTTCGAGCTTAGTTTTCGTAAATTTGAATGTTTCCACAAACACTCCACACCAAGCGATCGGGGTATCCTGCAAATCGCTTGTTTTGCTCTAGGATACCTATAGGATACCGCAAAGGAGTATTTTAGAGTATTTCTGGTTATTTATACAGTATTCTAATATCAATTAAGTCACTGAAAATTATAGATAAGTATTTTCAGGTAAGAAGTTGCATTCTAACTCATAATCGCTTGGTCGCTGGTTCAAGTCCAGCAGGGGCCACCAAATTTTAGCTTTGAAATCATATAATTAAGCCACTATAACGAGTGGCTTTTTTATTTAATAGAACCTCATTGGCAGCAAAATGGCAGCAGAATTTTTACTGCCTCCAATAAAAAACCCGCCGAGGCGGGTTTCTTGTTAGAAATTCATGTGGCCTTGACCACTGTTTAATGGGTGTGGCGGAGCGTGATCGATTAGTCTAGGGGTGACAATAAAGCGCACCACTGTTTCATGTGTGACAAAGGTGGTGCCACAATTAATATTCTGGCACTGGCAGTAACGCTCCTTAGTGTTATCTGACACCCGAAAGCTGCTACGAGTATGTGCCGCATGTCCACATTTCGGACAATTCATCATATCCGTTTCCCCCACCAATTCCTGCAATCACATAATGATACACTACACATCCATTTTGTGAACAAATTCATTCCATTTCTAAATCATCAATCTTTACTTCAAGCTCCATGCTGGTCGTAAATCCATTATCCGGGCTGACAGAATGCGTCAGGGTGGTAATGGTCCATTCTGCATCATCGATCGGCTGCTTAAACCCCGTCACCTTCACCGGCATTTCCGTATAGAGATCAGCCCGCCCCTCAGCAAGCTGCAGGGAAAATGAAGCAACCCCACGCTGCAGACGTTCCCACTGCATTTTTGCTGCGCGCTCTGCATTGCTCCGGTTGGCGTAGGTACGATTAAGAACCAGCACGTTTTCATCCGTTCCCACCAGATAATCTCCCTGTTTTGCTTCCTGCTCTTTGGGTGCGGTGGCTTTCCTTCGACGGCGCTTAACACTGGTTATCTCTTTTTTCCTGGGTTCACGCGTATGCAGCCAGCTGGCAATAACACCGGTATAGGCACCACGATCAGCAAGGGTGAACCGATGACCGTCACCATCTTTGCGGGTAATAGTAACAACCGGCAGCGCTTTGCCACTGGCAGTTTTGCCCTGGCCCTGCCGGAGAAACAGCAGATTGCCATCTTTCACTGATGCAATAGCGCCATACTGTCGCGCCAGCCGCATCAGAAAACTGGCGTCGCTCTCGTTTGTCTGGTCGATGTGATCGATCGCTTTGTCGGTCAGGTCTTTGCCCAGCGCCATTTTCAGGTTATGGCGCCCGGCTATATCTTTCACCACCTCCCCTACGGTTGTCTGGTGCCATGACTTTTCGCGCCGGGTATTCAGCGTTTCCCGGAAGTCAGCGCTGCGTGCGCGAATGGTCAGACGGTCAGGCGCGCCGCTGTGTTCAATTTCATCCACGGTATAGCCGCCCTTCGGGAACAGCGACTGGCCTTTCCACCCCAGCGCCACAGTGATCACCGCTCCACGGCGCGGCAGCACAATCAGGCCGTCCGCGTCGTCCAGTTCCAGATCAAGCTGGTCAGCTTCAAAGCCCCGGTTATCGGTCAGAGTCAGGCTCATCAGGCGCTTATCCAGCACCGTTGTAATATCCTTACCCTCAATCGTGATGCTGAATGCTGGCGTTTTGCTGCCGGTATTCAGCAACCCTGAATCAATACTCATGACAGTACCCCTCCCACCGTTCCGCTGATGCTGCCAATCGCAGACGTTGCCGTGTCCTGCAGAATGCCCAGCTGATCGCTAAGGCTGCCGAACATATCCGCCAGCGACTCATCCACCCTTTTCAGTGACAATGAAAACTCAATGCGGCGCGGCATCCCGTCACGGAAAAATTCTGCTTTCGTCTGGTTCAGTCCCTCGATCACATACATGCCATAAATCGTGCCACTACCCTCAATCAGGGGCCACGCCTTGCCCTGCTCCGCCATCTGTTCCAGCGCCAGCATGGACAGCCTGCCGCCGGTAATCTCCGGCAACAGCACCCCGGATAGCGTCAGCGTGTCATTATCCGGCCCCAGAAATTGCGTGGTGGCGCGGCGATTTACACGGCTGTTTGTCGCATGGCGCCAGCTGCGCTGATACTGCAGCTCCTGATAAGGGACCGTGCGCAGCTCAAAAACAAATAATCCCAGCACCATCATCATGAGTCATAGCCCCCCTGATCGCTGTAGTTACTCCGGGCCTTCGCCCTGATCCGGCGGTCACGCTCATCGAGCTGCCGCGCCACCTCTCGCGCAATATCCTGCGCATTCTGTCCTGGCTGCGCCTGGATAATAATCTGCGTGGGGGCGTCCACATTGATAACCGGCTGCACGCTGGCGCCCTGGCCCATCATTGCGCCGCCTGATTTTACCGGCAGGCTAAATGGATGTAGCGGGACCGCATCAACCGGCGCCGCAGCCACCCCCATCATTCCTGCAACCACCGAGGCCAGCGCCGCTGTGCGTCGCCTGCTGGTTACGTTTACCGGGCCGTTGACAATCTCCGGCCCATTCTCCCCCACGATGCCAAACTGCCCGCGCGGGATATTTCCGCCGGTATCGTACATTCCCGCGTAAGCCGGGAACCCGCCGGGCGGCAATATCACGCTGCCGTTACCGCCCACTGTGGCAGGCGTCTGATTTGGCAACCGGGCGCTGGCGGCCTCCTTATTGACCAGGCCCAGCTTTTCCAGCAACCAGACCACGCCGGATTTCAGAGACTCCAGCGGATGCAGCGCCATGCTCAGCCCTTCCGCCAGCATTTCACCGAACAAACACCCCATTGATGCCGCGCTCTGTAGCTCTGCCGCCGTCGATTTGACCGGCGCCAGCAAATTAGTAAACCAGCCCCACAACTCTCGGACCTTATCCCCTACCCATTGGAAAATTGGCATTAACGGGGCAAAAGCTGACAGGATAGGCGCTGCCGCCGCTTTGAACCCTTCTACTACGCCACCCAGAAAGGCGCTGATAGGCTGCCAGTATTTCCAGACCACCAGTGCCACCCCAGCCAGCGCCGCTACAACCAGACCGATCGGACTCAGCAACGCCCCAAGCAAACTCCCCACGGTGAACAGCGCCACACGGAGTAACGCCAGCGGACCAAAAGCCAGTAAACGTAGGACCCCGCCCGTGCGGGTCGCTGCAGCTGCGGTGGAAGGTAAAACCTTAACCGACAGCATCGACAGCGCGAACCGGATCACCGCAATCGGCCCCAGCACTGCAGCCACTGCCACCGCCAGCGTACCCAGCCCGACGGTGATCGCCGCCGTCGCCGCTGCCACTTTCATCAGCGTGCCAGCCAGCACGGGATTCTGCTCAACCCAGCGCCGAAGCGCCCCGGTCACGCCTTTAACCATGCTCATGATATCCATCATCGGCTGGCGCAGCGTTTCCCCCAGGCTACTGAAAGCGTTCTGCGCGCCCGTCTTAACCAGCAACCACTGCGCAGACAATGAATCCTTGTTGATGTCGGATTCTTTCTGCATGGAGCCATTAGCATCGCTGCCTGCAGTGAGTTTCAGCTGGCGCTGCAGCTCCGGCAGGTTGTTTGCCAGTTTTGCGGCATCATCGCCAAACTCTTTGCCAAAAATCATCGTCATTGCAGATAGGCGCTTATCCTGCGGTAGCTTGTTGACCTTCTCCAGTACGCGCTGAATAGTACCCATGGCATCCGTGGTCATCTGCTTTTCAATCTCTTCTGGATTGAGTTTCAGCAGGTCCATACCTTCAAAAAAGCGTTTGCTTTGCATGGTGGCAATGGAAAGTTCACGCACCATGGCATTTGAAGCACTGGCGGCAATTTCAGGCGCCGCGCCCAGAGAAAGGAAGGTTGAACCCAGCGCCGCCGCTTTGCGGAAGTCGAGGCGGTCAGCCACGCCGCCCATGCGCTGCAGGACGTTGATAATATCCCCGCCCTTTGACATGGCATTATCGTCCAGGTAGTTCAGCGCATCGCCCAGTTGCTCAATATTGCGCGTCGGTACTTTATACAGCTGCGCAATTTTCCCTAACCCTTCCGCCAGCTCATCTGCTGGCAGTTCAAAAGCGGTTGCTGCTTTCGCCGCAGTTGAGGCAAAGGCCAGTAAATCGCGCTTCTGGTCCTCAAAGGGATCATCCTGATTGGTCACGCCCATGCGGGCGCCTCCCTCAACCAGTGCCGCGTAGTCAATCGCGCCGTTCTCCATCGGCAGCTGCTCACTGGCAGCTTTGATGGCGTCCTGCATTTCATAAAATTGCTTTGTGCGGTTGCCGTTGTCGTCACGCAGTCCGTTAACCTGTTTTGCCACACCTTTCATGGCATCTTCCATGCTGGCGTAACTCCTGACCGCAGCCACAACCGGCGCCCCCATCGCAGCACCGGCGGCTGCCGTAGTCGCCCCGGCGCCCGCAATACGATCACGGACCTCAAGACGGCGTGAATACTGCTCACGGACAGCATTGATCCGCGCCTGCTGTTCACCCAGGCGTTTGAGTGATTTCTGCTGTCGGTCAAGCGCCTGCCTTGTTTCATCGGCATTCTGCCGCAGCACGCGCTGGGCGGAACTCAGGTTTTTAGTGTTGATACCTGCAGCACTTAATTCATCGCGTTGCCGCTGGGCTGACTGCCGCAGACCGTCGAAGGTATCTTTTAGCTGGCTGGCCCGGCGTTTTGCCTGCTCCAGCTCCTTCGCCTGTTTTTTCGTGGGATTGCTGGCTGCAGCAAACGCATTCGCCAGTTCAGACACTTTCTGACGCGCAGCTGTAAGATCGTTTTTTGCTCCCTCAAGCTGGGTGCGGACCTTGCGGAATCCGTCGATACGGGCGGCCTGTGAATCAAGCGCTTTAAGGCTGGCACGGCTTTGCTGGATTGCGGCTGCCAGCTCCTTAGAGCTGGCCTGCGCAGAACGGAATGGGCGGGTGAGTTTATCCACCGCGTTCAGAATGACCTGCAGGCGCAGGTTGTTATCGCTCATCGCTGGCTCCGCTTCTCTGTATCGCTTTATACCGCCATTCCAGCACTTCGGTCAGCGGCATAACGTCAGTGACAGAGGGCGGCCAGTGAAAAATGGTGGCAATATCTGCCACCAAATCATCTACCGTCAGGCTGTCGGTAAACCGGCAAGTACCGACTTCTTCAACAAAAAAGTGACCACCTCTACCGACAGCGAGGTGAGATCGGCGGGGTCCAGTTCTGCCATTTCCTGTGCGGTCAGCGTCGGAGTGGAGATACGCGGGATCACTGTCATCATAGCCCCCACGTCCATATCCATAATGGCCTGCAGGCGGGTGCCGCGCAGCGCACCGGACTGAGGCTTACGCAGCACAATTTCGGTGATTTGGGTTTTACCGCGCATGATGGGCGTATCCAGTTGCACGGTTTTTTCAGTCAGCTTGTCGCTCATGTTCGTTTCCTGTTAATCAGATACTGGCGCGGATCACCGCGCCGTTAAGTTAAATCAGAGGCCAAGGGCGTTACGGTGTGCTTCCATCAGGTCCACGCCGTCAACAATTTCAATCATGTTGACCAGATCAACCTCATAGAGCACCTCACCGTTAATGGTCAGCTTCGCGTAGCTGTTGGTGCTGCTGACCTTGGTGCTGCTGCTCTCGCCGGTTTTCCACTCGCCGGAATCCACTTCTTTATGACGCCCGCGCACAACCAGCTCAATGGCCTGCACTTCGCCGGTATCGTCACGCTGAATAGAGCCGGTGAAACGCAGCTGGATGCCGTCAACGGTTGCCTTGCCCATCTGCTTGAATAACAACAGTTCGGTGCCGCCGATTGAAAATTCCGTGTCCAGTGCGCCGTCATCCAGCCCCATATCTACATCCACCGCGCCCGGCATACCGCCGCCGCGATACTTCTCAAACTTGCGGGTGAATTTCGGCAGAGTCAGGGACTCAACGATCCCCTGCCAGTTGTTCCCGTCGTTGAACAGGTTCAGGTGTTTTAACTTGCGTGGTAATGCCATGTATCCCCCTTATGCACTGACACGGCTGGCAAAATCGACCAGGTAGCGATCGGTGATGCGCTGGCGCAGCATCAGATTTTCAAGCGGCGGCACAGGCGTGTAGTCGTAGTCGATGGTGAGCTTCCCGGCTTTCAGGGAGTCTTTATCGTTCACTGACTCATCCAGCCAGCAGTCAGCCCCGATGAGGTATCCCTGATTCACCAGGCTGCGTAATTTGGCGCGAATACCTTCGATAATGTCGCGGGCCAGTGACGGATTCAGTGGCTTATCCACCGCCCACATATGCCCCTCTGCAATCGTGTCAGCCAGCACCTGCGCCGTGCGGGTGTAGTTCTCAAACGCAAACAATGGATCGTCACTGAGGCAGCGGGAACCCCAGAAGCGGAATCCGTCTTTGCAGATCAGCGTGGTGACGTCATTCTGGTTCAGCAGTCCAGCCTCCGTTGCCGGGCCCTGCAGATCCCAGAACACATCAGCGGAAATACCGGTGACGCCATTCACCCCCACGTTGGACAGGGTTTTGTGCCATCCGGTCTGTTCGTCGATTTTGGCGCGCAAACCGAGCGCACGTGCAGAGGCGTAAGCCGTCGCATCGGCTTTTAGCACGGTGTCAAAGTTGATGAAATCAGGCCAGATCAGCATCCCTTCTCGCTGGCTGAAATTGTCCCGGTAAGCAATGGCTTCCTCCACCGTCTTACAGCCATAGGCAGACAGGTAGGCAAACCCGCGCAGGCTTTGCGCAATACTCATCAGCTCAGTGGCTACCGCCTTCGTGTCATGCCCCGGCACACCGAGAATACGCGGCTTAACTTTCAGCTGCGACTGCGAAGAAAGCAGCGCTTTCATCCCCGTTTTTTTACCGTCGGAAGTGACGCCACCGATAATATTGGAGGTGGTTTCCGCTTCGGTTTCGCCCTGCGCCACGCGCACAACAACCGTCACGGGTTTTGACTGGTCAGCAATCGCATCCAGCGAACGGGCCAGCGTGCCGGACTCGCCTGCTTTACCGCTGGCCTCCAGCACATCCGTCAGCAGAACCGGTTTATTGAGAGGGAATACGGACGCATCAGCATCATCGCCGGTGCAGACCATGCCCACGATGGCGGTGCTCACCGTGGTAATGGATCGGGTGCCGTCGTTGACTTCAACAACTCGCACCCCGTGGTGGTAATCCTGAGCCATAAGGCATTATCTCCGGTTGACATGGATGCCTTATGTTCTGGTTGATACGCACGCGGCGCACGCGTTTATCCCTGTGCCATCACTGACACAATAAAGGGTTTTCAGCCTGGCTGGCTGGAAATTTCTTATACAGCGTGGAAATACCCACATCGAAAAGCAGAGCTACGCACTGACGTGTTTCACCTGCAGCCAGTAGCCGCCCTGCCTGCGCCCATTGTTCCGGCGACAACTTTGGACGGCGCCCGCCGATTCTCCCTTGCGCCCTTGCTGCAGCCAATCCCGCACGGGTTCTTTCCACAATCAGTTCACGTTCCATTTCAGCCAGGGCGCCCATGATGTGGAAAAAAAAGCGCCCCATGGGTGTCGAGGTATCAATGCTATCCGTCAAACTGCGGAAATTAACAGCCCGCTGCCGCAACTCCTCAACGAGAACCACCAGATGCCGCATACTGCGCCCAAGTCGATCAAGCTTCCAGACAACCAGCGTGTCCCCCGGCGACAGGGTTTTAAGCAGCTTTTTTAACCCTGGACGTTCTGACGTTTTACCGCTCATTTTATCTTCAAAAATCAGCTCACATCCTGACCGTTCCAGCGCATCACGCTGCAGCGCCGTGTTTTGCTCATTTGTTGATACACGCACATACCCAACCAGCATTCACTTTCCCTTATACAAAAGCCCAAATGATGCCAGTCAGACTGTAAAACTGCATTTTCTTAAACGTTGGTTTGGGAAGTTTTCCGCAATACCAGACTTTAGGTGATGGACAGCATATTTTTTTGCATGGTTCCGGCGCTGCGAACAGTTCCGGCATAGCCGATATCGTATTCCCGAAAGCATTTACTACGACTAGCAATCTCAACGTAACGGCGACGCCAACATCTCAACAACCCGCAAACTACATCGTGTCTGTAGGAGCCATTACAACAACCGGAGTGCGTTTATATCTGACGGGGGCAAATGCAGGGGCAACACCTGTCGCTGCAGCCATTGGATTTCACTGGAAAGCAGAAGGAAGATAAACATGAAAGTTTTTTACAGTGCCGGCCAGAACGGTTTTTATGATGATAACCAGACTCTTCCCGCAGATGCGCTCGAAATTTCTGAGTCGCTCCGAACTGAGTTGATTACCGCCCAGAACGCAGGCGGCGTAATCAGACCGGGAGGTGATGGAATGCCGGTGATCATCCCATCAGCAGATTACGTCCCTGAATTAACTGAAGAAGAGCAGCGGTGGTTTGCTGAATCCAAAAAACAGTCGCTGTTGTCAGAGGCAACCACTCGAATCGGTCCTCTACAGTACGCGGTCGATGCTGGCAAAGCGACGGCTGAAGAAGCCGCCGACCTGATAAATTGGCAGGATTACCGGCTGGATTTGATGCGGGTTGATACGTTAAAACCTGACTGGCCTACCCCTCCGGGGGAACAGGCCAGTTAATATGCTCTGGGTCGGTTGTCACATCGACAGCCTTAACCTCGTTTTTATAAGCCATCCACGCCGACAGTTTAGCCTTGTTGGCGTCGCTGATTTCACCCAGCATCAGCTCTGTTCGCCAGTCGAGCATTACTTTATCGGCGCTGGTCAGCAAATGACTACGCTGTTTTTCAGCATCTGCTATCGCCGCATTTCGCTGCGCGTCGGCATCTGCAACCCACTTAGAGCCATCCCATTTATCATACTGAGTGGATGGCGCAACGGTTGTGTAGCCTGAACGAATTTCCCCTATGTAGTCAACGAATTCAGGCACTCTGTCCATAGTCGAATAGACCGTAACGCCGCGGTTGTCTGGCTGTTGCTCCCAGTCAGTACCGTTGAATACAGCTACAAATCCCGACCGTTTCTCTCCCGGAACGATATCTGTTGAATGCCCTGGCATGCTGACACCAGGATGAATAAATTCATCAGAGTACCCGCAGTATTCTCCCGTGGCTGCATCATAGTAAAAGCAGCGGACATCCCCCGGCTCAATAGCTAATCCAGACTCGTCAAAAATAGGCTTTGTCAT